TTCGGCTCCTAGCGGAGCTCCTGCTGACGCAGGCGGTTCGGCTAATGCACCGGCACAGGGCGGCGGTGCTACTACATCTAATGATGCAAACAATGATGGCAAAGATGATACAACAGGAAAGGTTATTCCTATGAAAAAGCCTGGCGCTCAAACTAGCGCAACTGAGATTCCACCAAATATACAAAAACAATTAGATGCTCTATCCCCAACAGAGAAAAAAGTAGTGGCAGGACTGATATAATGAAATTGTCATCAGAAATCCTTCTCTGTATTTCGTTTTCTATAGACCTTCCTAATACAGCCATCGGAGGACCTGATACTCGACCCTGATAACCTGGGGATGGAGTGTAAGTTCTAAAGTTATCGCTAAGCTGAATTTTACCTTCAGTATCAATGTAGCCTATACCTTGTTTTGCAAGGCCATCCGCAAAGTCTTTTGTTATCTCTGCCATATCGACAGGCCTAAAATAAGCAGGATTAGTTGTAGCTATTTTGTTAATAGGCATTGAACGAGATTCTGTTTGCCTTACACCTTCCTCATCAATATATTGAAAGCTTTTGTTAAGGTTGAAATTATCTCCAACTAAACTAATTGACATTGCGTCATCATTAATTCTTTCCCCATCAATATATTTAGGGTTTAGATTTGGGTCGCTAAAGTACATTCTATTGAACCTAGTCAAGGAGTATGGTATTATATCCCCATCAGCGATACCCTTATTAATTTCATCCACACGGTTTTTTGCTATCTCTGTGTAATTAGTCCACAACTCAACATCACCTTTGATTCTATTTTTTTTCGCTGTAGCACCAGCCATAGAAATCTCACCCGCACGAACCTGGTCGTCGAGTGTTAAATATTGAGTTCTTGATTGATTAGCTATGGAGCTATGTAAGTTGTCTATTTCGGATATACCTGTAGCAGATATTTCTTTTATAGACTCAGACAAATTTCCAAGTTCGTCAGCCCTAATTTGATTGACTTGGTTTTTGATATCTAAGATTTGCATCTGTCCTTTTAGATAGAACTCTGCAAGACTTGCATAGTTACCAAGTACGGGCGCTGTTATTCCTGTTCCTTTTGCCATCTTTTATCCTTTACCTCCAAATAAACCACCAAATAACTTGAACAGCTGTTCAGGTAAAAACTTAACAGCACCACCAACATCAGTGTTAAAAAAACCTTTACCAGCATCACGAAGCCTTTGTCTGTTTCCTGAAAAATCATTAGCCTTAAACCCTTCGATACCGGCGTTTGTAAATCTTTTTTGTTGCCTGTCGTTCCTTCTGCCTTGTCTAATTTGTTTTGGCGTTTTAGGAGGGTCAACATCATCTAAACCCCTTTGAGCTAGTGCAGCTTGTTTTGCTGTACCTGCTGATATAAGACCTGTTGCTATATCGGTGATTGCGCCTGTTTGCATCTGAAGGCCAGACATAACCTCTGCTTCAGCACCAGCTTTCTCGGTTCGATACCTATCCTCCATCATGCTTCTGATTGTCTTGTCCTCCTCTAAGGCAAGTAAATCAGCCTGAAACTGCTTTTCTAGGTTTGTGCCATAGATATCCATCTTTGATTGGCCTGTTTGTGTAAATCCTGACTGTAAAAGCCCCATAGCACTAGCAGCGTCCATACCAGAAGCTACATCCGCTACTGTTTGCTCTTGTTGGGATATTCTTGCAAGCGCTTGTCTTTCCTGTTCGAAAGATGGCTTGAGGTTCTTAGCTAAATTGGTTAATTCAGGCTCTCTAAGCTGGGCTAGCCGTTTTTCACCAGACGCTTTGGCGTTTGATCCGTCAATAAACTGTTTTACAGCTCCAGCTCCACCTAAAATTAATCCTAATGTTGTCATGAAAGGCATTTATTTAATATTTTACAAATATACAAATTTTACATGTTGCTCTTGAATACCTCTGTATTAGCACTAAAAAGCTCTACAAATGAGGTAGACATGTTGGTCAACGTAATCTTGGCGTGATATCCACGCACTCCATATGACTCAGCAGACGCATTTTTAACAACAAAACAAAAATCATTTGTTGCTGGTACATTAGCTGACGCCACTGTAGTAATAGTTTTGTCTGTAATCTCCTGTATGACACCGATAAGTTTTGAACTTCCATCGTTAAAATACAACTCATCCCCACCTTGATTATCGGTACCACTCTTCGAAACCTGGTTTGGTATGTATCCACTAAAGGTGTATTGGTTTGAGCCAGGAGAGCTTTGAAGGTTACCTATACCTAGTATAGATAGTTTGTTAAAATCAAGCTTATCTGTCTCATTTCTGCGTATATAAGCGTATTTTATACCTTCTTTGTCCTCAAATTTGTAGGAAGAGCTATTTCCAATAAGCCCAGACTCCAACTCGCTGTCTATTTCAGCATACCAGCTACTAGAGTTGGTCTCTAATGACAGATTTTTGAACATTTTAACAGTCGATGGCTCTTGATTCGAAGAAAAAGTCACACTACACCCATAAGAAGTGCCATAAAAGTTTCCTCTTTCCTCATTGGCATCATGCTCATACATCTCTCCGTTCTTAAATGAATACATCTTGTTACCAAGTCTTTCCATCCACTCTGGTGTATAGGCGTGAAAAGAAGTCCACGCATTGTAGACTTCATCCCATGTAACCGTCTTTTTGTTTGCCTCTAGTGCCATTAGTTATCGTCTTTTATTTTAGGCCATGTCTCACCTGGTGGCGTAAATCCTAAATCGTTTAATATACCTGTAAGGTGATATAGGTAATAGTACTCCCACTTATCAAACCTGTCAGTGCTTGATCCAGGTTTCAATGGTGCAGAAGTATCGCCTTGATTATCTTCATCCTCAACATCGTACCTAAAAGCAAAGTACGGCTGACTTGTTCCAACCTTCATGTCTGATAAATTATATCCATCTCCGTACTGGCCTGTTCCGTTTTCAACAGCCTTTATTAGGTTTTTAAAATAGGCGCCCTGACTAGCGTCATTTTTAACCTGTATAATACCACCTCTATAGAAACCGGTGTTAGTTTCGTTTCTATTTAATGTTTGCGTTCTTAAATGATTTATATCCTGAACAAAAGTGTCTGTTTTGTTGCTATTAATAGTCCAGCTACTTCCTGGGGTATAACCGTCATGGGTATCTCCCGAAACAGCTTCTGCTTCATCTTGGAAAACAATTATTATAATAGATTCAGGTATGGGATTGCCATTTGAATCTGCTGGCAAAGCGGTTGGTGTCCAGGGGCCTGTGTTTGTCGATGTAACCATGTAATTCACATCAACATCAGAAAGAGCAAGAAAAGTCCTTTCGTTTGCTCTATCGTGAGCTGAATTTGTGTTGCCTGATCCCCATTTTTTGTTCGCATCGTCAGAATACATAACCTTAACCCTACTGTCGTAAAGATCACTACCATTTAAAGCAGGATCTGTAGATTGCGGATTACTAGCGTACAGAGGCTGAATGGTCTCTTTAAGAGAATTAGCAACCATTTCGTTCAATTTAACGCCTGTTCTATTCATAGACCCAGAGGCGTCAAAATATATGTAAATAAACGTGTTTTCGTTAATATTGAGCGCTTGTGTGGTTACTGTAGCCACATCTGTACAAACATCAGATGCAATACCCTCAGCATTTTTAGATGACACCCTATATTTAAAGCTATCTGACAATGAAGCTCCTGATGTGTGCTGATAAGTAATAGTTATGTTGTCTTGCGCATCATTTACAACTGCTGTCCCGTTACTAGGCGGGGTTTCTATCTCTACAATGTAATTACTTGGCACAGTGTCGTTTGCAAGAACATCAATGACCTGTGAGCTCGCGTTTTCAATTCCTATTACCTGATCGTCAGTAAGGGCTGGAATGTCATCTACATAATCCCATAGAAGGTAAAGTTTTAGGTCTTTAGTCTCTCTATTGACCTCAAATGTAATAGTGCTTTCTTGAGTAGTGTTAGTAGTTACTGTTTGAATTTCTGGGTAAGTAAAATCATTTAGCCTTGTGCCTACTTCTTCAGCGCTCAAAGTTTCAGATTCCCACATGTACCCCATCTTATTACAATCTGTGAAGGTTCCTGTATGGTCTGCTAATATTTTATATGATGACATAACAAGATCATCGCCTTGAGAAGGAAGAAGATCGCTACCCATAGGGCCCGTTATTGTTTCGTATCGTGTATTACCGCTGTACTTAAAAACATCAAGGTCAGAATCCCAGTTGTTACCACCTACACCTAAATGCTTAAATCTGTTAATTATTGTATTATCAGCTTCAGCGGGGTCGTTCCTGACAATAAGTACGATCTCCATGGTGTCAGGTTGTGGACATGTGTGAGTCAACGTAACGGTCGCTGTTGTTGCTGGAGTTACAGTCACATCCATTACTGATGAAGCTGCTAAGTCGCCTGTAGACACAGGTACCTCTACCGTTCCGGTTCCTGTAAGACCTGTTTCTGTAGTGGTCTCTCCATTGTACAAAACACTGATAGATATTTCGCTATCGGTTTCATAGTCAATTAACGCTTTACCAGGATACGCACCTAAATTAACATCGTATTCGAATGCTGATGATATCTTTCTTCTTATTTCTGCAGCACAATCTACGACTAGTGGATCTGCAGGTCTTTCGTCTGCTCCAATAGTAAGTACATACTGATGGAATTTTGGATCAAAACCACCAATGTTAAAACTGTTTTTATTTGCAAACAAGTTCTCCTTGAAAAAAGACTTCATACCTTGGTAGGATATGGGCTCAAGACCATCACCCCCAAGCCTAAGTACCGTACCTCTGTTTGCGTCTGTAAAGTACATTCTTCCTTGAAAGTTGCTAAAGCTTTCTGGATGTCTTGATATTCCGTATTCTCCAGCAAATGCAACATCTTGCCCAAGAACCTGTTCTATTTGCGTTAAGCTTCCGGATCCATCAGGACTTGATAGTAAGTTTTTACCATACAGCACTTTAGACACTCTATCTTCTTGGAAGACAATTAAGTCCGTGTCTCTTGCAAATAACTTTTGTATAGAGCCGTATTTGAGGTCTAAAAACTTAGTTATACCTCTACTTGCATTAAATTCATTTAAGGAATTGTAACCAGTGTTCTCGTTAAAAGATCCACTAAATATAAGTTTATTCGTGTCTTGTCTAGATTCGTAGCCTTCAATAAGCGCAATATTAGGTCTGGTTTGTATGTCAAGAGCTTTTTTGAACCTGTCGTCCAAAATCCTAACCCCCTCTATACCATCACCAAAACTAAAGCAATTACCAAAACCAAGCTTACATACAGCAGGTGAGCTGTAATCTGATGATTGGTTAGAAACATTACCTAAATGAACCCCATTAGATATATCGAATGTTTCTTCTGTTTCGTAGAAAATGTCATTATCTATTTCATCTGGATCTGATTCGAATACGACAAGTGTATTTGTTAAAACAATGTTTATTCTACATGACATATCCCCTGTCTGGGTACGAGCTTTATTTTCATCAGGTCTAACATTTAAATACCACCTATCACCTGTACTGACGTGTTGGAAAAACGTAAAGAAAAATCTTTTACTTGTTTTACCTTCATTGGCAGGAACAGTATATCTGACTGCGTTTGTGTTGTTTGATCCAAAGTCGAAGTTATCTTCTCTAGCAAAGTTTGTTTCAGCCTCCATCCATTGCTCCAAAGCATTTCTGACAGGAGTGTCTGTTGTGGTGTACGAGTCTTGTACTGTGTATTTTTTACTAAAAATAAATTTATTATCTGACCCACTTTCATGGTAGTCTGCATGAATCTCTATTGTCGCATCTGGTTCTAAATCAATATTATAATAACCTGTTTCTGAATCATCCCAGTCACCACCAGGCAATTGCTCCTGAAGTATACCATACTCGGTTTTTTTATTTGCGTCGCCTGGCAAATTTATATTTTTATTACCGGGTCTACTATCACTGCCTGCTACGGCTTTTGCGTGTCTTCTGTTGTAGTAATTTATGTAGTTATCTTCTACAAAGTCCATAAGAAAGCCTATGGGTCTGATTTTCATATATAGACCGGATCTTTCTATAATGTTGTTATTCGTCGCATCTATATTTCCTGCTATCCACCCTTCTTGATTACCATCGCCATCTGGTGGAATAAAATCCTGAGCACCTTTTGTGGCAAGATCTAAAACCTTACATTTTACTTCTGTATCTACAATACCCTCTCCGTCTTTTTTTACAAAAAGAGTCATACCTTTTTCCACTTTCCCTATGTTTGCTCCTTCAATCAGAACCCAACGATAAACACCATCTTCATAAAATACTGTTCCGTATATGTTAAAGTGGGGGCCTTTGTTTTGTTTTACGAAAAACTTATAACGATCCGCCCAATAAGGAGGCTTGTGACGTACATCTACTTGCAATCTATTCAAGCTTGTTGATGCAGATGGAGGGCAAAACACTTCTGACCCCTTTTCCCCGAAGTTTTTACTTGGGAGTATAACGCTTGAATAGCGTCCATAACTATCTAGATAACACATCCCCAACTCATAGCTTCTGTTAGATTTTAATGACAATGAAGATAAACTTTCCTTGAGGGTGGCTGATGCAAAGGTAAATTTAAATTGCTCGTCTTCAGGACTTTCTGTTACAGCATCCGATGGGTCGGAGTCATATACGTGTGTTAAGACAGGCGCTTTAAGTGTAAATGTGTTTGTTGTTGACGAAGACAAGCTAAACTCGCCATATTCATCTCTAATTAGCCCGCCTCCCGGCTTTGCCGTATACTCAACAGTGTTTTGAAAAGCGCCGTTTAGAGCAGAAAGAAGTTCAGTAAAATCATCTGACTCTGTGAATTTTTTTACGTTTGCGTAGTTTTCGGAGAAGACAACACCGACAAGTATCTCGGATGTCCCACTCCCATATGTTTCAGGCTCAACACCTTCTGTGTCACTAAATAAATCTAATGAAAAAGTGATAGATTTGTTTTTTTTCAACTCCAGCTCTGATCCATCAAATTCGCAAGTTATAAGGTCTTCGCTTATAGTTGCAACAAATGGCTGTCCTGTTTGCTCCTCAGAATTTACGCTTGCAGAAAAATCTATATTAATTTTATCCTTTCCATTTTCTTCCTCTACTAAGTCATATTGTGATGTAGTGTTTCCAAAGATCAACCTGTCTCCAATGAATTCCTGTGCTTTTGCTGTTAGTGGAATATCATCATATATTCTGTTAACCTCGTCTGCAGGAAGGGCCATGTATATCTTTTTGTTTGTAAACTCATATGTATAGTCCCTATCGTCCGAAATAGACTTCTCTTTCTTGTTGATGTTTTCAATAACATACAGGTTTGGCTCCGTTGGAAACTTAAATAACAGCTGAATATCTGTTACTCTTTTGTCACCGGAATCATATGTAATCTTGTAGCCATTAAAGATATTTTTCATCCCTTCATTAGCCATAGAAGTAAAATCCACATCTGATTCACCTGGAAAAAACTTAAAATATGTAAAAGACGAAGGGGCAGAGTAGCCTCCATCGAGATATCTATATCTATATCCAAAAGAGAAAAAGTTTTCTCGTACAGCATTTTCAGTAGCGTTAGCTGTATTATAAGGCACAACAACAGGTGCTTTGCGTGGGGGTTTTTTGTAAAGAGAAATATCGTCCTCGTAAAAATTATCTTTACCAAATCCCTTTGCTCTTTCGATGTCAACCATTCTAGGTTGATTTAACCCATCTGTAAATAGAAGTATTTTTGACTTTTTTGCAGCGTTGTAAACAACGTTGACGCCAGTGATTTTGTAGTCTTTATTAAATTTCAATACCTGACTATCCGTGTCTCTTTCGTCTGCAAGTACAGTTGAAGTTATGGCTGTTTTGACGTTGTGTTCGAAAACGTAAGAGTACCCGAGGTCATTTACAACAAACCAATAGATTTTTTCATCCCCTTCATCAGATACAGACCCAATGCATTCCGGGTTATTACCTAAACCTAAAGATGTAATTTTTACATTACCCTTTTCGTTTTCTATAGCGCCCGCATCAGAGCCTGTAGTATTTAGGACTCTGATATTATAGCCATCAATAAACTCGCCACTAGGAATAAGACGTTCATCGACGTCCTTGTTCATTTTCCCGGTGGAAAATAGATTTTTAATTTTCATACTACTTTATCCACTTATCTCTACCCCTAAGAATCTTAGTTAGATCCCCAATTGTGATAGAGCTTAATCTGATTTTCGCGTTTCTCAAAGAAGCAAGAGCTTGCTTTTGTGCTCTTCGCACTATATACTCCTGCACACCAAACTTTTGTTTCAGTATATTGGATACCATGTAGTCGTACATGAATGTTTCAGCTAGCTTATGTACTTTAATCTCGCTGTCTGCTAAGCCGTACATACCGTCAGACACATACTCTATAATAATGTTTTTATCTGCTAAATCCGAGCTAAACAAGATGTATCCTTGATCTTTATCCAACACATAACTTCCATTACTAGATGCGGAGGCTGTGTCCATCCCAAACCTTTTGCCTACTAAGTTGCTATCAGCTTCTTTAACCTCACTTGATTTAGCATCTTTCCAATTTTGCTCTATAACAGGCGTACCAGTAAGAGCGTTGTCATTGCTGTCCATCAAAATGTTTTTGAGTGGCGTATTGTCTTGCAAATAACTCTTTGGAGTGGCAGTGTTAAAATTTTGTGTTATTTCGTAAACAAGTCCCTGGTTGCCCACATAAGAAACCTTTACAGCGCTCACAAAGTCATGAGGAAGATGAACCTTCAATGTGTCAGGAATCTCTACCTCAAATCCTCTAGTTTCTCGTAGTGCGTCATAATGAAGCTCTTGTAACCCTCTTTTAGCGTGGAATATAACTTCGTTTCTATCTGCTTTATTAATGACCTTGTCATCACCCACATACGTCAACAAAAAGTTGTTGATGATGTCTTGTAACAACATGTACTGATATGTTCCCCAATTGTCGGTTGTGGGCTCAGTACCACTATTCTGATAGTATTCTCTCTGATCTATATGTGTTCCAATTGTAGGCATGTGTTATGAGTTTTCTTTAACAAAGTTAGACTGCTCCTCGTTCATAGCAAGTTGTACAACATCTGCCTCTCTAATACTTAGACCTGCCAACTTGCATATTTTAATAACAAGTTCTGTTTCATCTGAAGCTGGGATTTCGAAATCAGTAGAGCTATCTTCATTGTACACAGGATCGCCAGCCAGCATAGTGTGACCCCAATGTGGGTCTTGTGGCTTTCTGATATAATTAGCTGATACTGTGGTTGTTATACTGTCTGGACTTACAAACAAGCTGTTGTCAATTCTTTTATATATAGGATATGTTACAGATGGCTTTGTTAAATTGCTGTTCACAATCATGTCATACTTATGATTTGCGACCTCTTGCACTATTTTACCACCATACACCACATTTATTAGTTTGTACAGGTCATCTGGCGCATTAAAATGATCTGTATCGTAGGTTAGCGAGGCGTTCTTTGTGAATATATCTATTTTATTCTGAATATGAGAAACGCTATCACCGTAATTCAGTGCTTTTTTCCTTGAGTTTTGTGCAGCTACAGCTCTAGAATAATCAGAAAAATATTGCTCGAATATCTCTAACTGAGCTTGCTTAGCAAAATAGTCAAATTCTAATGGTGATACATACCCTCTATTGTCCTTGTTTAGCAAAAACAAAACAGTGTTTCTAACGCTATTAATCATAGGATATATTTTCTACAAAAGTACAAAAAAAAAGAGGTCACAATTTGCGACCTCCCCCTTTCACGGATTTGTTTGTGCTTATAGCTTATTCGTAATCTTTTGAAGCACATCTAGACCTTCGTCTGTCTTAAAGAACAAAGCTAATGAATGATATAGGTTTTCTCCAAACGGAGCTACCATTATTTTATTCTTTTTATCATCAGCCCATGTTACAGTTCTATTGTCACCTTTAACATGAAGAATACCTAGTTCAACTGCTCTAACAGCTACGTTTCTCAACTTTAGATTTTCGTCATCGGCAAGTGCCATAAACTCACCTGGATTGTTTTTAGCCCATATAATCATATCTCTACGCAACTCCGATGATGTTAAATTGCTAACATTGGACTTCATAGTCACTCTGGCTATAGCTTCCAAGTCTTCGATACCCATATCTTTAGCTGCGATTTGAGCATCGAGTTCTGAGTAAATACTCTCTACCTGTTTACTCGCATTCTTCTCCTTATCAAGCTCAATAAATTTCTTGTTGAAGTCAGGGTGTATTAATAAAAACTTCTGCAAATTCACATTCCAATCAGGAACGATAAGCTTGCCGTTCTCAAAAACAATAGGCTCTAAAGTAACAACACCGTCTTGCTCATCAACAAAAGGACTTAGTTGATTCGTAGCATAACGTAATGCTCTGTTTAGTTTGCCGTCAAAATAAGTGAGAGGTTTTCTGCCTGTGTGTTTTACCGATATCATTGATCGGATGGGTGCTTTGTTTCCGGTTAGAATGAACACCCTTGTTTTTTGTTCAAAATCTGGGAAAAGTGCATTATACCCAGATACTGTAATAGTTTTTGCCATTTTATTATAATTTGATTTAATTAAAAAAAAGGAGGGAAACTTAAATAAGCTCCCTCCTTATGTAATATTACTGCATCAAGATGAAGTTGTTTACACCCATTGTACAAAGCGCACGCTCTGACAAGAAGTGAACCTCCATGTTGTCTTTATCAGTAGTCGCTGCACCACCTGCAGAACCAACAACCCAAGACTTATACTTTCTGTCTTCAGTTGGAGATACTCGGTAGCGAACGTGTAGGAATGGACGCTTAGCGTTTTCTCCTAGTACTTGATCATAAACAGTTGTAGTACCTGCTGGTACAATGATACCATCAACACCTCCAACGTTACCACGAGTAGTAGCGTCATTTAGGTATTTCCAGTCAGACTTGTAGAAGTCATACCCGATACGGAACCCTGTAAATCCAAGATTTAATGCCATATCTTCATCATTGTCAAACAAACCGTAAGAAGCAGTTGATGCTCCTGAGTTGTTTTGAGCAGCTAATACTTTGTCAATATCAAAAGAAGTTGAGCGGTTAGCGAAAATCACGTTTTCTTGAATCGCACCTTCTTTGTCAAGGACTTTAGCTAAAGCTTCTAGATCTTCTCTAGAGTCAATAGTTCCACTAGTAGTGTTACCATTATTTTCTACTTCATAGAAGAGACCTTTTGTACCCATATACCCAGCAGTTTTTGCTGCAGAACCAGCTATTGCAGGCTCTCCCTCAATCATTGCTGTTTCTAGATAATCTTCGAAACGTAGTCTTGTTTCACTTTCTGACTTCAAGTACCAAAGGTATCCAGATGCACCGTTTTCAGATGTTACTTCAACCCAACCAATATGAGCCATTTCAGATCCTGAAACTTCATACTTATCTTTGATAATGATTGGGTTGTTCTCTTTAGACTCGAAGTCTGCTTCAAGAGATCCATCCATACCATTAACACCTTTCTTAAATTCAGAACCGTAAACAAAGATTGTCACAGCGTCGTCATTATCAAAAGGACCAGCACCATCAGCAGCTGATGTGGCATCTAGCAAGCTCAATGTAGCAAATGTCTTAACAGTGATGCTGTCAGTAGCAACACCTGTGATAAGAGCTTTAGCTTGAGCAGCTGCAGAAGCTGTAGAAATGATAATAGTTTGGTTTACACGGAAACTGTGAGCAGTTAAGCCGTCGATAGTTTCGCCGTCAGAGTGAATTGCACCTGTATCTTGTAAGTGCAATCTTCCTTGCTCACTCCACTTAATTAAGTCAGAGCTAGAAGGAATCTCAGCGCCAACCATACGTAAGAAAGATGCTACAGAACGATTTCCGTAACGCTCAAATTCTTTCTCATACAAGTCTGGTAGGTATTGCTGAGCAAATGTATAATTGCTATTAGAAAGGTAGTTAGTGTTAGCTAACGCCTTTCCTGGAGCAGGAGTTAGGGATGTAGAACCGCCAATAGTAACTGTGCCGGTTCCTGCCCCGTTAAAATCAATAGATTGTGCCATTTTTTAAATGTCTTTTAAGGTTTTTATTTATCTTTTTTTAATCTTAAGTCCAGATCCAAACCCTTGGCTGCTATCTACAACCTTAAATTTAGTTCCGGGTTTCGATGAATCAACGTTTGTGCGCACATTCATATCAATATTCTTTCCATCCTTGACCACTTCATTAACCGCATCGGCTTTACCTTGCTCATAAAAGAACTTAGCGTAAACCTCTGGGTTCATGGCCATGTGTAAAGATTGATGATATTTATTTGCGTCCTTCAAGAAACCTTTTTCATCCACAAAACGTTTTATAAAGTTGTTTAAATCTGATTGATTTTCAGCAACTTCTGTAGCGCTTTTTGGCTTGTAGGTCACAGTTTTTTCGCCGAGATTGTATTCAAAACCTTTGAATTTGTCATTAAAAAAACTTGATGTCTTCTGCTCAAATATCTTTCTTTGCTCATTAGACAGTTTTTCTTGGTTTGCAGCCTCATCATTGTATTGCTGATAAAACTCAACAGCCTTTTTAACGTCATCAGGAAAAGCATCCATACTTGACTCAAGTGGTGCTCTATATCTTTCCCGCATATTATTAAAATACTCTTTTGCTCTATGCAGCTCTTGCTTTTTCTCTAAACTCTTCCTTTTCCTGTCGCTTTCTGTATCGACATTTTCATCAACTTCGTATTTTTCATTGATAAGATAGCTAATGTCGTTATCATCCAGCTCTGGATTAGTTTGCATATAGTACTCACGCAACAAAGCATGTTCTTCATATTCACTAACATCTTCGTTAGCTTTTACAAAGTCCTTCAAACCTCGGTTGGTTTGCTCCTTGTATTGTAAGTACTTTTCGACTTCCTCTGGAAGGTCTAGTACTTCTTCATTATTTGAAAGAACGTCTTCTAATTCTTTTGCATTAATCTGATATCTATCTGTTAGATAATCATTTATAATGTCTTCTTTTGTGAGCTGTTGTGGTTTTTCTTCCTTTAGCTCAGTTTCAGTTGATTCAGGCTGTTGTTCTTCTACAACCACCTCTTCTTTTTGCTCAACTGTATTATCTTCCTTCACCTCAGCTACTTCCTCGTTCTGAGGTTCTGCTTCAGTTGTTTCTGGTTCTTGGACTTTTGCCCCTTCCTCTTTAACGGGAGGTTTAGACAAATCAACTTTGAAGTCAACGTCCTGATTTACATCACTCATAATAATATTAGATTAAATTTTATGGTACAAAATTATTAAAAAAAACTATGCGTTTTCTTGACCCATCATAGCTCTAAAGTTGGCTAAAACATCAGAACCTTCACCCTCCTTTTCGAAATCGACAGGTGCCGTGTTTTCTTTGCGTTGTCTAATCAATTTACTCTGTTGAGAGGCTTGCTTATCAGTTCTTTTATCTTTACGATCCTCTTTGTATTCCTCTCTGCCCTTAAAAATATTAGCTTCCGCTTGTTTTAGTTCTAGGTCGAATTGATGCTTAAGTTTTAGCATCTCTGCGTCAAGTTGCTGTTTCGCTTGCATGCGTTGCAACTCTAACTCCGCTTTCATTTGCTCCATCTGTGATTCAGATTGAGTCTTGAACTGTTCTTCTTGCATTCTTGATTGAGAGGCAGCTTGAGCAGACTCAGTGTTTGCTTGAGTTTGCATCTGAATAGCCGCTTGTTGCTTCTCCATCTCTTTCTTTTCTTTCCTCACCTTACGTATTTTCAGCAAGCTGTTTGCAAGAACAATATCTTTTATGCTACGAATATCAATAGCATCTTCTAATCCTATCTGTCCTGATTGAATTGATTGCTGAATATTTTGCTCCAACATTTGTCTTTCTTCTTCATCAGGCTCGATTTCAATAAATATTCCAAAATCATGCAAGTGTAGTGACTTTACTTCTTGAACAATCTCAAAATTGTTCTTTCCTATCATCTTTGCAAAGTCTTCTGCAAAATCAGCATACTCTAGTATATCGGATATTCTGTAAGATATCGCTTCTGCTAGCCTTTTTGTTAAGAATACACCAGACTGAATAACGTGTCTTGTTGCTGTATTACTATTTAAAGCAGCTAGTTTTTGTAAGCCTACAAGAGCATATTGATCAGGGTTACTACCGTCTCTCGCCTCATTGATGCCCGTTACAGCTCTAATCATGTTAAGCTGATAGTTGTACATATTAATAAGACTTGCGATCTTAGCATTTGATCCACTGCTTGTTAGTTCTTGAATAGGAACTCTAGCGTTATTAAAGTCACCGTCCTCCGTATAACTTCTACCAATAACACTACCTGTTTGGAAATACATTGATAAAGCCTCAGAAGGGTTATAAGACGCTCCATTACCTAAGTCTACACTATTTAATCCATCAGCATCAATAAATACACCATCTGGTATCATTTTAGCAACAACTTGTTGTAATTTAAGGTGTGTTAATTGTATCTGGTCAGCAAAAGGAATCATTCTTTTAACCAAAGAATCTACATTGCCTTTTGACATTTTAATAGCAGTCACTACATATGGAGGTAAAGCCTTTTGGAAAGCGGATTTAGGTCTAACCATATTACTCATTACCCCCCACTTCAATAAATGATTTGTACCCAAAACAAGTACACCCTCATACCACACATCTATTCTTCTTGCTACCCTTGTGAATCTAGCTTGTTCTGTCTTAGGGGGATTGAAGCTTGCGTCTTTTTTAAGTGGTTTTTCACCACCATTTTGGTTTTGCTTAACCTTGTAAACAACCTCACGGTCTGTCTTGTAGCAAAAATACAGAAGGCTAACGTTTGCTTTATCTAGTCCACTCTGGCTCTGGAAGTTCTGAGTGCTTCTGTATCCATCAAATCTACTAGCTAGTTTTGAAATTTCTTCAATTTCTTCCTGTGTTAGGCCGGGGTTTATCTTCTTTATCTCTGTATCCTTCTAGAGAAATACAGGATAGATAGTCTATAGTATCTTCATCAAGAATACCACTGTAACGTAGACCATCATTAATGAATTTGCAGTTAATAGCATAGTTATCTAAATCATGTTTTCTTTTATCAGCAAAGTAGAACTCATACTTAAATAGCATAGGATAGCTATCAATATGTTTTATCTTATTTGCTTTCACCAACCACTGGACTTCC